TGATTTGCTTGTGCTTTTTCAAGTTCTTTTGTTTTCTTAATTTGTTCTTCAAGCGCCGCAATAATTTTTCTTATTGCTTTTTCATTTTGACCCATTGTATCTGGATCAAGTCCTGTTATTTCAAATGCTATTTCTTTGATATCACCTGTTGCATTACCAATAAAGTCCACAAACTTTTTGTTTATGTCATCTACATAACTGCTAAACTCCTTGTCACCTACAACAAATGGATCTATTTCAACACCTGGTATTTTGTTTGCAATATCAATAAGATCGTTCACTGCATCAGCAAACTTTTTGACCATCTTGTCCATAAAGCCTCTGATCTCATCAAACAATGCCGCCACTGCCAATAGCACAAGTTTTACACCTCTACCTACAAGTACAAATCCAATAAGTCCAAGTATTTGTGCTTCTGGTGGTAGTTGGTTTGCAAATCTTATGATACCATTTACACCTTCTTTGAAAAATTCAAACACAGGTCGTAATGCATCTAATATTTTTGCACTGCCAATAAGTATGGCTTTGGTTGCATCTACAATGCTTACACCAATTTTTCTACCTGCTTCTTCAATTGATCCAAAGTTTGATTCCAATGCTTGTTCAACAAGTGTAGCCGCCGCTTTTAAATTATCAAATGGTGCACTGTCCATAACAGCCATTTGAAACTTCATAAACTTATCACTGATCATTGAGATCACACCATCAAAGGTTGTTGCCATTTTGGCACTGCTACCTGCAATGGCGATTGTACCGTCTCTGAATCCGTTTATGATTAAGTCTCTGGACTGTTCTGCACTGTATTGTACGCCTTCTTGGAAACCAAGCATACTTTTAACTGCTCTATCTCTGAATAGGTCAGCGGCACCAATACCTGCACTGAATGTTCTTTGTAATTGTAATGCTGTTGTGGCAAAGTCAATACCACTAGCCGCGGCTATATCACCTGTAATAGCCAACAATTCATTTAATTCTTCTGTATTTTTAGCAACTGCCAACAAACTTGGAGCGGCTTGTTGTATTTCTGCTAATTGGAAAGGAACACCACCTGCAAAATCAACAAGTATGTCCATAGCCTTTGCGGCTTCTTGTGTTGATCCTGTAAGTGCGGCTAATTGGAACTTTAAGTTCTCAATGCTTCTGGCTGTGTTAAGAAATGTTTTACCTAATTGGAAACCACCAAAGGCGGCACCAGCCGCCGCAATGACTTTTGTTAGGTCACCAAATCCGCCTTGTACTTTTTGCATACCTCTGTCAAATTGTGAGGTATCTAGTTTTAATTTAACGGTTTGTTCTGCCATAAGCCTTCTTCTGCTCCTCTGTTTCTAACTTGAAGTAGGCTAACCAAATAAAAACTTCTGCTGTTGTCATTTGGCTCACTTGTTCAAGTGACATTTTTAGTTCACGACCCAGTCTGCACAGAATTAACAGATCTGAATCGTTCCTTAGTTTTTTACAGTTTCATCCACGTCGTAGTTTGCTTCTACATTAGTATTTAATGCTGTAGCAATCCTCAACAATACTTCAGGATCACACTCATTTAGCAAGTATGTTCTTTCAGCAGGTTGAAACATTCTTTTACCATCTTTGGTTCTTGCTTTAGTAATAATTGTTTCTACTAGAGCTTCTACTACTTTACCACTTTGGTGTAATTGCATAACTTTGGATTGGTCTGCAAATGTACCAATGTTTTTGTAATAGATTGTAGTTCCCCATTCTGGTACTTCAATCTCATTCATCTCCGCATCATTACGATTTTTGAAATGTTCTATGGCTTTTGCCAATACTGGATTTTTAGTCATTATCTTGTTATCCTTGTTCTTGATTTTCTACTTAGACTAGCAAGGGTAGGTTTGGTCATACCTTTTGGTGCTTGTGTTGAACCTCTCATACCTCTGCGTGTCATGTGTCGTCCTTTATCTAGTATACCTATATAAGGGACATTGTTGTATATCAGGTAGCCTCTGCCTTGTCTGGCTATTGCCCAGCCACGCTTTGCTCTACCTGTGTCCACAGGTGTTCTATCTTTAACACCTCTGAATACTGTGTTAGCAAGAGTGCGAGCCTCTTTAGCCCGCACTCTCTTTAAGATTGTTGCTATTCCAACTCCTGTTAGACTAACACCCAACACATTCATAAGTTTTAATCCTTACGACTGTACTGCAGATGTTAATGCGCCAGTGCCTTGGAATGTAAGACTACCTGTAACTGTTCCGTCAAATGATGCTGTGTAACTTACACCAGTAATTAAACAACTACCATTGTATTTGATGTTACCACTTGCTTCACCTTCTGGAAACAATTCAAATGTAACTGCTGACCCATCATGTGCCGCTACATCCAAAGATGCAATGGTATCAAATTGTGGGGTATCAGCGCCACCTTCTAGAATAAAATCTGCTGAGCCTGAAAAGCCTTGCATTGTACTAATGAATGCTCTATCAGTTGATCCCATTGCAGAAGTTTCAGTTGTGTCTTGCGTAGTATCTAGTGTGTAACTTGTTAATTGTGCAACTGCGTGTGCTGACAATTCCATTACGCCACTATTTCCTCTTATTGCCGCCATTATTTTTCTCCTTCAATTGTTGGCTCTTCAGAAACAATTTCTTCAACCATTTCCTTGTATGCCTTTTTTACATCTTTCTTGGGAGAGCCCTTAGATTCACCATCTTTGGTCCATCCATTTGAAAGATACTTTTCTACTTTTGATTCGTCCCAATTTGAGACGTCATAAGTTTTTGTACCGTTTGTGATTTTCATTTTACGCTACTCCTCTTTGATAAATGTATTCAACTTCAAAGTTAAGTGTAATCAAACCATATCTTTGATCAATGGCTTCATCAACACTCAGCTCTGTCAGTCTTGTATCATGGGCTACGCCATTCCTTGTACGATCTGCTTCAAGTACTTCTTCAACTCTTTCAGCAATCTCGTTACGCTGTAGATCAATGTTTGCACCAGTAACATAACACTGGCAAATAACATTAAACACACTCCTACGATCACCATTACTGGCGCCCATAGTAAATTCAGTGCGTGTCTCGTCACCACTGCGAACGACGACAAGCGGAAATTGTTGTCTTGATAAGTTTTCAAGGTCTACGCTCTCCCGTGTTACAAAAATAGGCTTTGGGTCATTAGCATCCTGTAGTAATGCAACTATATTGTTTGTGATATCGTTGCGTACACTCATTATCTAATTAACCTTTGGGCTGGTTGAATCTCTTGTTCGCCTGATTCAAACTGTCCATCACCATCATGATCATAGAACAGTTCTCTTTTTGCTAGTCCAAATTCTTCTTCAAATTGTTCTTTGTAATATTTGATTTGAACTTGGAAACTGTCTCCTTCTGTTGCCCACTGTGTGAGTTTTGGAAGAATAAATTTATACAAGCAATAAAAAACTGCACTCTTTTTCAATTGGCTATCTTTAAGTTTGGTAGTATCAAAATCTTGGAAGCCTCCATAGATACTATTGTAACCACGAAGTCCAAGTGTTGGATACCACTCTATTCTTAGGAGTCTGTAAATGTCCTCATCTGTTTTTGCAATCATATCAGAAAAATCCTGAATACCATGATTGTGTAAGTCTGGATAATATTCTTTTATGTCTGCTTCTGTAAACAAAGCCATGTTGTTCTCCTTGTAATAGGTGTGGGGATATTACACCCCACACACTTAAAAATTATGATGCGTTTTTAATCATAACGCCACGACCAGCGTCAATTAAGGCACATTTTGCATGAAGGCTAGCAACTACGTCGTTACCAACTGCTTCTGCTCTACGAGCAACTTCAATGTCAACATTTTTCTGCATAGCAATTCTCATCGCTTCTGCACCAAAAATTGCACACATTGGGTTTGTTACACCTGTTGAAGAGTTATTCATTCTTGATGTTACAAATAAGTTAACACCCATGATGTTACCAAAGTTACCAGTTCTTAAGGCTTGACCTTGGAATAAGTCACCACCAGCAAATGCTGTTCCACCAATGTTGTTCATTAATGAAGCGTATTCTGTGTGTGCAACAACACCAAATAATGGTCCTGTTTCACCATTGCCTCTGATTGTAGCAACAGCAGTTGCAATATCAGAAACATCAAGTACGCCTGTGCCTGCTGAATCAGCCGCTTCTTGAGCAGTTAAGTCACCAAGTACATTCATTACTGAATCATCAAATTTAGTTGAAATTGCTAAACCTAAAGCTCTACCAATCTCTTGTGGATCAATAGCACCTAAGTCACGAACAACAGCTCTACTTGCAAATAGGTCACAAGTGATTGTGTTTTTTGTAATTGTAGGAAGTTCATTTTCAATATCAACACCTGTAGATGCTTCACTTGAAATTTGATCTACATCTGTGTCATATGCGATTTCAGGAACTTGTAAAACACCGTTTGGTGCGTTTACTACTGGAATCATTTCTCCACCTAAGAAAAGTGAAGTTTCATGTGCCGCATAAATCGTTGCCGCTTTTGCTGGCACAAACAGTGCATCACCATTGATTGCACTAATGTATGCTTCGTTTGCCATGTTATTTCTCCTTTTGGCTTGTTAAAACTATAGTTTGCCTTGTGCTTTCGCCTGCTTGTATAGTTTACGATGCTCTGGATTTGTCATATCCAAAGTGTTTAAATCAAAACTTGTCACCGCATTGTTTGGTGCAAGGTTTGACTTGCTGTTAGTTCCGCCTGGAGTTGCGGTCTTAAAGTGTGGGTTGGCAAGAATAAATTCGTTTACTAGTGCTTCTACACTCATTGGTTCGCCTTTGTCTGTATAACGCAGTTGACCATTTGGATCAGTAACTTCTACATTGCCATCATCTCCAAGTCTAATTTGGTTTTTAATCAAACTAGCAACTTGTTGAGCATTAATGGCACCTGCTTTGTTTGCCGCTCCTAGTACAGCACCATCAACTTTTACACTATGAAGTTCATTGCGTAACTGTTCAATTGTACTGTCTTTTTTGGTCACCGTGTCTCGCAAAATATTTTCAAATTCTGCTTTGGACTTGGCGTCCTCCAGTCTTTTTGCCTCCTGATCTTCCATAATTTTATGGTATTTCTCAGGGTCTACCCCAGCATATCGTTTTTCCAACGCTCTGCGTTGTTTTGCCAAACGGTCTTCAATAATACGGTCTAATTGTTCCTGGGTGAAACTTTCATTAGTTGTATTTGCCTCTGTTTCAGTATTTTCTACTGCGGCTTGAGTAGCCTCATCCTGTTTAATGTCAGTCATTTTGTGTCCTTTTTGTAAATGTATTTATGCTTTTGCAAAATAATCAACACCTTTGGGGTTCTCTACAAACACCCAATTATCCTTGTTCATTTTTTCAACAAAGTCAAGGTGTGGTTTGTATATTACTATTTTACAATCACCTAATTGATCTTTGATTGTGTCGTATATCCTTGAATATGATAAACTACCAATCCTAATTGTGTCATATATGCTCCAGTCTATTTGCTTTACAGCATCAACTACGGTATACTTGTCACAATCAACATCTATAAATTTTTGTTTATAGAATTCTGTTCCCAACCTGTTCAAGTTATGCTTGGCAAGTTTTCTTAACAGGTCATTTGTTTCTACTGTGGTAACTTCATCAATGCTGTGGCCCATGTACCAACTTGTTAGTCCATATGCACTGCACCAAT